GATACTGGACTTACCCATACCTGCACCAGAGGTAAACGTCACAAGCTCACCAGTACGCATACCGTAGGTCTTCTCGTTCATCTTAGTCCAAGGATAGTGACAAGTCTCATTGATCTTCTCGTCGTACAAAGAGGAACCAAGATCAGCTAGGTTTATAATACCTGCTGGTGTGTAGGTACGTGCGTTCCACCATGACTGTACAAACTTCTCACGTTGTCCTGTCTTGAGATACTCATTAGCATCCTTGAGATCAAGGCTCACGATCTTACACTTATTAGGTTCAAATAACTGTGCAACCTGTTGCTCTGCTAGTTTACCTTGCTCGTCGTTGTCAAAGCACACAACCACAGTATCAAACTTATTAAGATAGTCAAAGGATTGTTTGCAGTTCTTGAGGGCAGATGCTGCACCATTCTTGATGGATACAACAGGCCACTTGGAACCAAGCAACTCGTATGCACTCATGGCATCAAGCTCACCCTCACATATTGTGATGTACTTACCACCTTGATTGAACACATTCTGTCCAAACAAACCAGCCTGAGATAGCTGGCCCTCTGACCAAAACTCTTTGTCACTGGTGCGTCGATACTTACATGCAATCTGACCACCATCCTTGTCGTAGTATTTATACTGATGCTCTGTGATCATGGAGCCAGACTTAGCTACCATAACATTATACTTTTTACATGTGTCTTGTGTAATTTTCCTATCGTCAATCTGTGACAGTATGTAATTTGTATTAGACTTTCGATTGATTGAAACTACTTGTTCTGCTTGCATGTCTTGGTTCGCTCCGACTGTTGTGTGACAACTAAAACAATATGTATGGCCGTCATCGTAGAGACTGTTGGCATCACTTGAGCCACAGTTCTCACAGGCCATGTGCTTAACAAATTTACTGTTGGTTTCGTGTTGTTGCATGTTCGCCCCTTCCTTGTGCTTAGATAGCACGTTGGATTCGCTTAACTGAT